TATTAAAAAACAAGCAGCAGGGTTTTATAGAGACATAGAATTAATTAAAGGAGAATCAGAACCGGATCAATTAACACAAAAGATGAATGAGTTAGAAGGTGTTAAAAAAACAGGATCAGATTATTTACATAACATTTTAGAAATACACGTAGATTTGAATTTAGATGACTACGAAGACTTTGATGACAAAGCTAAAAAAATAAAAATACCTTACATTGTTTCAATTGATGAAGGTAGTGGAGAGATTTTATCTATATATAGAAACTACAGACCAGACGATCCGAACTACACAAGAATAGAATACTTTGTTCATTACAAATTTTTACCAGGATTAGGTTTTTACGGTTTTGGATTGCTCCACATGATCGGTGGACTAACTAGAACTGCCACTGAAGCACTAAGACAGCTGCTAGATGCTGGTACGTTGTCCAATTTACCTGCTGGATTTAAGTCTAGAGGTATGAAAGTACGTGATGATGACCAACCTATTCAACCTGGAGAGTTCAGAGATGTGGATGCACCTGGTGGAAACATCAAAGATCAGTTCCAAATGCTTCCTTTTAAGGAGCCAAGTCAAACTTTATTCGGATTATTAAACTTTGTAGTCACTGCGGGACAACGATTTGCGGCTATTGCGGACTTACAAGTAGGTGATGGCAACCAACAAGCTGCTGTAGGCACTACAGTTGCGTTAATGGAACGTGGTTCGAGGGTCATGAGTTCGATTCACAAGCGTTGTTACTATGCAATGAAGCAAGAATTTAAAATTTTATCAAGAATTTGTTCAGAATTTCTTCCACCAGAGTATCCTTATGATGTTTATGGCGGAGAAAGAACGATTAAGGTCTCTGATTTTGATGATCGAGTAGATGTTTTACCAATGGCAGACCCAAATTTATGGTCAATGACACAAAGAGTGACTTTAGCACAGACACAATTACAAATTGCTCAGTCCAATCCGCAAATGCACAACATTTATGAAGCATATAGACGAGTGTATGAGAGTTTAGGGACTAAGAACATTGATATGTTACTTAATCCACCTCAACAACCACAGCCAATGGACCCTGCAAAAGAAAATGCACTAGCGTTACAAATGCAAATACTACAAGCATTTCCAGATCAAGATCATACTTCACATATTCAAGCGCATTCTATTTTTATGCAGACCAGAATGGTTCAAATCAATCCTCAAGTTTATGCATTAATGCAAGCGCACATATCTGAACACGTAAGTTTCCAAGCAACTTTAGAAGTTATGGCTTTAGTACAAGCGGATCCTAGAATGAGATCTGCTGAACAACAAGATGCACAGGCTATGCAAGTAGAAGTTAATAAAATGATTGCAAAACGAATTGTAGAGTTGACTGCACAACTGCAGCAGGCTGAGGCTCAAGTAGCTGGACAACAACAAGATCCTTTAGTTCGATTGAAACAACAAGAAATAGATTTACGTGCAATGGATTTACAGCGTAAAGCTCAAGAATCACAAATGAAGGAACAAGGTCAATTTGATAGACAAGAAGCTGAGTTAGCTTTAGATATAAAAAAATTACAATCTCAAGAAGACGCTCAACAAGATAGACTTGAAATTGCTAAAGCTAAATTAAATTTACAAGCACAAAAACAAAATCAACAAAAATAAACAGGAGAATAATATGCCACTAAATAAAAAAGGTAAAAAAATAATGAAGTCCATGGAAAAAACATACGGTAAGAAAAAAGCTAAAAATGTTTTTTATGCTATGGAAAACTCAAAGAAGTTAAAAGGTGTCACTAAAAAAACAAAAAAATAAAAAGGGACTTAGTGGAGGGAAAAGATTTGGTCCTCCACCAGAAAAAGGACCTAATCCTCAAGGGATTAGCATGCCTTTAAAAAAGAAAGTATACTAATACTATGAAGAAAAAGAAAAAACTTAAAGTAAAAAAATTTGAATACGGTGGGAATACTGGATTTGGAGATGATAACGATGGATTTGGAAATGATGGTGATGGATTTGGAGGATCTAGTGACACTGGTCCTGGAGGATTATCTAGTAATATAGGTGCGAGTTATACTGGAGACTCTGGAATAGAGGGATGGGGTAATACTATAGCTGCTGCTAAAGAATTAGGATTAGGAATGGCTCTTCCTGGTGCTGGTTTATATACGGTTTACAAAGGAGCAAAACAAACTCAAGCCATGAGAGACGAGATGGGCTTACCGTCTAAATCTAGTACGCCTTCTACAGATGATGGCACTTCAGATTCTAACGATATAAAACCATTACCAAAATTAGAACCATTAACACCAGAAGAAAAAAATCCATTTAAAAAAATGACTTTTGTTAGAGCCAGTAAAGGATCCATGGTATCTACTCGTGGAACTAAATCAATACAAGTTCAAGGACACAAAAAAACAAAATTGTATTAATGGATTTATCTCATATCAATTTAGATAAACAACCAAATAAATTATTAATTAAAACTAAACTAGCTTTTTTAGCTGGAGTGTTTGAGGGAGAAGGTAGTTTTGGTATTTGGTCATGTGGAAAAGACAGACGATATTTTAGAATTCAATTAGAAATGACGGATGAAGATATCGTAGTTCAATTTCAAAAATTTTTTAATATAGGAAGCATAATTGTTAGGAAATCAAGAGGAGATAATTATAAAAAACAATATCATTGGCGGGCTAATGGTTTACCTGCAATTAATTGTTTATATACTATGTTTCCTTTTTTTGGAAAGAGAAGACAGGATAAATTTATTAAAGCAATTAAGGAGTTGAAAGAAAAATATTCTTCCAACTCCTAACAAAGTTTAATTAATTAAACGCTTTAATTTAGTTTTATATTTTTTAAGATAAGTTAATGTAGTTTTATTTTTTATCTCCCATCTCTTAATAAGAGATTGTAGATTTTTTATTTTGTTTTGTTTTTTTTCATCTTTAGACAAAACATTTATTTTTGGTTTAAGACTACCTTTCAACCAATCTTGTTGTAAAACATACTTAACCATTTCAAGTTCTAGTTCAGCATGTTGAAAACAATGACCTTGAAAAGTTGGTCGAAGGAATTGATGAATCATATGTGATACATCGTGTATGATTCTTCTCCATCCTTTACCTAAAGTATTTGGATCACCTGAAAGACAAACCCAACATTTTCTAGGATGTTTTTCCCAGACTTGTCCTCGCATCTTTTTAGTAACCCACTCTTTTCTATACTCACTCCATACTTTTTTCTTTCCAAACTTTTTACATAAAAGTTTAAAAGCCTTCCCTGCTTCAGCAGCAGTTACGTATGGAAGATTAGACGGTAGAACATTGCACTCATCATATTTTTTATGAGTAGCAATTTTTACATCAAGGGAAGCAAAACTAGCTTCTAGTTCTCTGCCCCGCTTGATTAGTCTTTCTACTTCGTTCATGATTATTCTCCTTTGTTAAAATTAATCATAAAGGTATCTTATCAAATCCCATAACTAGAGTCAACAATTATTTTCTGTTATAATTTAAGCATTATGTTCCCATGGAGTTTATTAGGGTCTGGAATTAAAGCTGGACTTGAAATTTACAAAAATAAAAAAGCATCAGAGGTAGCAATGTCTGAAGCTGCACTTTTGCATGCAGAAAAAATGAAACGTGGAGAGATTGAATACACGGGAAAGATATTCGAATCACAAAAAAATGACTGGAAGGATGAATTCATTTTATTGGTGCTTTCGAGCCCGTTGTTTTTGTTAGCGTATTCTGTATTTGCAGAAGATGAAAAAATTTCTCAAAAGTTAGATCTGTATTTTGAAAAACTACAAAACATGCCTTGGTGGGTGACTGGACTTTGGATTTCAGTAGTGGCTGCTGTGTACGGAATTAAGGCCACAGACATTATAAATACTAAAAAATCAAAATAATTGCATTTATTTACAGTTTTGATATATATCTACGAATGATGGATATAGACACAGTAAATCGTATTCGAACTGAAATTAAAAAACTAATTGATGTTAAAAGAGATCATATCGTGCATGGTGTTGACAGTATAGAGAAGCTACAATACTCTAGAGGTCAACTCAGTTCTTTAGAAGAACTGCTTCAGGTGATTAAATACCTGCTGAAAAATGAGGATATAGAAGATGACGACCTTGGTAAAACCAGACGGGTCAGCGATAGTTTCGAATCTTAAAAAAGAAACTGACGTAAAAATACCAACCGACCCAAACGACATTTCAGCAATGTTAGATAAAATTCCAGAGCCTACTGGCTGGAGAATTTTAGTACGTCCATATATACCGCCTGCAAAAACAAAAGGTGGAATTCATATATCAGACGAATCTCAAGAAAGAATGTCTGTAGCAACTGTGTGTGCTCTCGTAATTAAAATGGGGCCTCTTTGTTACAAAGATGAAAAGAGATTTCCTACTGGTCCTTGGTGCCAAGAAGGACAATGGGTTATCTTTGGAAGATATGCTGGATCAAGATTTAAAACAGATCTTGGTGAAGTAAGAATTCTAAACGATGATGAAATAATCGGTACGGTCGCAGATCCTGAAAATATCCTGCATAACTATTAGGAGAATAAAATGGTAGAAGAAACAAAAAATAATGATGTAGAACTTGATACAGATGATGTTCAAGAAACTAAAATCAATTTTGAAAATACAGAAGAAAAAGAAAAGCACGCTTCTGAAATCAAAAAAGAAGAAGTTGATTTAGGATATACAGATATATCCTCTGTCTCCAAAGAAAAAGCTGAAACTAAAAAAGAAAAAGAAGAAACAGTAGATGCAATACAAGCAAGAGAAACAGAAGCTGAGACTAAAAAAGAAAAAGAAGTAGATGATCTTAGTAAAGTTTCTGAAAATGCTCAAAAAAGAATTAAAGAATTAACTTTTAAATATAGAGAAGCAGAAAGAAGAGAAAAGGCTGCTTTGGAGTATGCAAAAGGTCTACAAAAAAAATATTCTGATGTTTCTACTAAATACGAAGAAACAGATACTGAATATTTAAAACAGTACGATGCTAGAATTGATGCAGAAAGAGATAAAGTTAAAAGACAACTTAAAGAAGCTTTAGAACTACAAGATACCGATAAGGTTATGGAAGCTAATGATAGTTTAACTAGATTAGCTGTAGAAAAAGAAAAAGTAAGAATTTCTTTAAGTGAAAAAGAAAAGAGGAAAAAAGAAGCTGAAACTGCTCCTAAACAAAATGTAGATATTGAACAAACTATTGCTCAAACAGACGTTAAAATAAGCCCTAAAGCAAGGACTTGGGCTCAAGATAACCCATGGTTTGGTCAAGATAGAGTAATGACATCCGCTGCTATGGGCTTACATGACGAACTATTAAGTCAAGGGTTTGACGCAGAGAGTGATGACTACTATAATGAAATTAATAAACGAATGAAGGATTATTTTCCTTCTAAGTTTGCTAATGCTGAAGAAACTGTCCGTGAGGAAAGTAGCAACAAAAAAATCGTCCAAAATGTTGCTGGGGTTTCTAGAAAGCAAGGCGGACGCCGAACTGTGACACTCACCAAGTCACAGGTAGCTATTGCTAAAAAATTAGGGGTGCCACTAGAGGAATACGCAAAATTCGTGAAGGAGGATAGATAACATGAATACAATAGACAAGTCTTCACGCAAGTCCGATTCTAGAACTGAGACTACTAGAAAAAAAAGTTGGACTTTACCATCCAGTTTGGATGCTCCCCCTGCTCCATACGGTTATGTTCATAGATGGATACGAACCGAAGTAGCTGGTTTTCAAGATGCAGGAAATGTATCGAAGAAATTAAGAGAGGGTTATGAATTTGTTAGGGCTGATGAATACAAAGACACAGTCGAAGCAATGAAATATCCTGTCATAGCTGAGGGACAATATCAGGGGTTCATCGGGATTGGAGGCCTTGTGCTGGCAAGGATACCAGAAGAGATTTTACAACAGCGTAATGAGTATTTTTCAAAAATTACTCAGGATCAAATGACAGCTGTACAAAATGATCTTATGAAGGAACAGCACCCAGGAATGCCGATCAATATTGATAGGCAAACCAGAGTGACCTTTGGTGGTGGACGTAAACGCTAAAATTTTTTGGCTATATCTACCTATCGTAAGGTCGGCTTAAACTTAAACAATAAATAGGAGTAAAAATAAAATGGCAAACGTTGTGGAAAAGTTCGGTCTTAGACCGTACAGAAAACTAGACGGTACACCATTGGTTGGAGCTCAGAACAGATACACAATTGCAAGTAATTATGGAACTGCAATTTACCAAGGTGACTTGGTTATACCTGTTACTGGGGGAAACATCGAAAGACATACAGCTGGAAACAGCACTGCTGTCGTTGGTGTGTTCAACGGAGTTTTTTACACAGATCCTACTACTCAAAAGCCGACTTGGAAAAACTACTATCCTGGTTCAGTTGTTGCGAGCGACATTACAGCGTTCGTAGTAGATGACCCAGATGCAGTTTTTTTGATGGATGCTGATGCGACTTTCGCAAGAGCAGATCTGTTTCAAAACTATTCTGTAACCAATGCTACTGGAAATACAAAAACAGGAATTTCAGAAGTCCAATTGGACGTTTCTGAAAGCGGCACTAATGCATCATTTATTATACAGGCGATTGATATTTCTCAAGACCCTAATAACAGTGATGTTGCATCAGCTAACGCTAACATTCTTGTTAGAATCAACAAACACTTCTACAGAAGTGGAACAGGCATATAATAGGAGAATAAAACATGGCTATATCACGATCACAACTAGTTAAAGAACTAGAGCCAGGTTTGAATGCACTATTCGGCCTGGAATACAATCGTTACGACAATGAGCATACAGAAATCTTCATGACAGAATCTTCAGACAGAGCGTTCGAAGAAGAAGTTATGTTATCAGGTTTCGCTGGTGCTCCAGTAAAACAAGAAGGTGCGGGCGTAGTGTTCGATCAAGCAAATGAAACTTTCACTGCTAGATACACACACAACACTGTTGCTCTTGCTTTTGCAATTACTGAAGAAGCGATTGAAGACAACCTGTATGACAAACTTGCTGGAAGATATACAAAAGCTTTGGCAAGATCTATGTCACACACTAAACAAGTTACAGCAGCTTCTGTGCTTAACAATGCACAGAAATCAACTGGTTACAATGGCGGAGACGGAGTATCTTTAATTAATGCTTCTCACCCATTAGCAACTGGTGGTACGTTCTCAAACGTATTAGCAACTGCTGCGGACTTAAACGAAACATCACTAGAGCAATCATTGATTGACATCGCTGGTTTCGTAGATGAAAGAGGATTAAAAATTGCTCTTTCAGGCAGAAAAATGATAATTCCAAAAGAATTACAATTTACTGCTGAGAGATTGATGAAATCTCCTCTTAGAACAGGAACAGCTGATAACGATATCAATGCTTTAAGATCTATGGGAATGGTTCCTGAAGGATACAGAATTAATCACTTCTTAACAGATACTGATTCTTTCTTTATTTTGACGGATGCACCTAATGGATTGAAGCATTTCGTTAGAAGTCCAATCAAAACTGCTATGGAAGGTGACTTCGATACAGGTAACGTAAGATTTAAAGCTAGAGAAAGATACAGCTTCGGTTGGTCTGACCCTAGAGCTATATTTGGTAACGGAAACTTACCAACTAGCTAATCAATCGTTAATTGATTAAAATTGAGGGCGGTCTTAACGACCGCCCTTTTTTTATGTATAATTAAAATACTGAACATAAACAAATATTTGACACAGACTGAGTTCAGCAGACGGCCTAGAGACTGTGTTAAATAAACTAGGAGAATATACTTATGGCACAAACAACTTTTTCAGGGCCAGTAAAATCAGATAATGGTTTTATTGCACCTTCATACACTTTAGTACAAGCGGCAGCGATCAGTTCACCAGCAACTGGTTTAGTTATCTATGTTTCAGACGCAACTGGTTCAGGGGTTACTGGATCACTTTGTTTCTACAATGGAACTGACTTTATCGATGTTACAACTGGTGTAGCAGTAGTATAATTAATAATTCGTGGCTCCTTCGGGAGCCACAAACTTAGGAGAAAAAAATGGGCTTTAAAGCAGATATACAAGCTACAAGATCCGATGCAGCAGCTGGAGCAACAGCTATTGTCGCTCCTGCGGTTAGATTAAGAGCAATTTCAGTTGCCTCTAACGGTGGCGGTGCAGGATTTTTGGAACTTACTACTAGTAGTAATTCTGGTACTACTTTATTAGCAATTGATGTTTCAACTGGTGACGTTATTAATTTAAATTTACCTGAAGATGGAATTTTATTTCCACAAGGTATTTATTGTAAAACAAAAACTAACGTAACAGCTTATACATTATTTACTGATAAATATAATGCACCTGGATTAACTACTACTAACGGATAGTAATGAAATACGGATGTCAAAAAAAGGGAACAGGTAAGGCTGTCTTAAAAGCAGCGACTGGCGTGATGGCCTTAGCTTCCCCTATACTCCAAAATTCTCCTTTAGCAATTCAAGGTAAACTAATGCAACAGTCTGTTCCTGTTACCAAACAAAGAGTTAATCCAAACATTCAAGTAACAGAAACAAGAGAAGATAAAATTAAAAAAGAATCTGCTAAAATGAAAAAAGGAGGAATGCCTCCAAGAAAAAGTAAATATTTTAGAAAAACAGAATCTGGTGCTGGAATGACACAAGAAGGTGTAATGGCATACAGAAGAAAAAATCCTGGAAGTAAATTAAAAACAGCTGTTACAGAAAGCAATCCTGGCCCTAAACGTGCTGCAAGAAGAAAATCTTTTTGTGCAAGATCAGCAGGTCAAATGAAAATGTTTCCTAATGCAGCCAAAGATCCTAACTCAAGACTAAGACAAGCTAGAAGGAGATGGAAATGTTAAATTATATTAAACATTATTACGAAAAAGTAAAAGGTAAATTAATTAGTATTCCTAATCAATATCAAGGTATTATTTTATTATTAATTTTATTAACTCTGTTTTTTAAGGGTTAGTTCCATGCTACAATCCTTGAAGGATTTAATAGTAAACCTATTTTGGAATATTGCATCTATGGTTATGTTTATAATTTTAGGATGTATATTTTTTATTTGTTTACTATTTATTTTCTTAAAACATTTTTGTTTTAAACTTAAAGCATGGATAAATTAAATGAAATACTTTGAATACATCACTATTGTTATTTTAATAGCTTTAATTTTATTAGTTAATTTATCAGGATGCACTAAACAGGAAACTTATCCTAATAAAATGAACACTATTGCAAAAAAATTATCTCAATTGAAGATATGAGACGTTGTATTTATTGGTTCTGTATGGGTTTCTGTGCCTTGTTAAAAGATTGTAAATGTAATAAAATACCAGCCAATGAAACTATCAGCAAACTTCCAGTTAAGTGAGTTAGTTAAATCTCAAGTAGCAGAACGTAAAGGAATACCAAATAATCCTTCTCCTACACAAATTGATAATCTTAAAGCATTATGTGTAAATGTACTTCAACCTATTAGGTCTCACTTTGATGCTCCTGTAATTATATCTTCAGGATATAGATCTGGTGAACTTTGTATTGCTATTGGATCCAAGCCTACCTCGCAGCATGCTGAAGGCAAAGCAGCAGATATAGAAGTAGTAGGTGTTGATAATAAAGAACTAGCACAATGGATTAAAGATAATTTAGAATATGATCAATTAATTTTAGAATTTTACAAAGACGGTGAACCAGATAGTGGTTGGGTTCATGTTTCGTGGAACTCGGGAGAAAATAGAAATTCTTCTTTAAGGGCATTTAAAGAAGAGGATAAAACTAAATATAAACCATGGTAATATCTAGAGGTCAAATATCTAAACAATTAGAACCAGGTTTGGGTAATAAAGATTTAAAAAGATTTAAACAAGTTATCAAAAAGACCCATGGAACGCCATATAAAGAAAAAACCAAATCCAATCGCAAAAGAAGTAAGGTCTAGAAGATTTAAGTCTCAAGTGGTACAATCTAAGAAGTTGTACAACCGCAAGGAAGAGAAAATAAACACTCTCAAAGCGGCCGCTATTAAATTGGAGGAATAAATGTTTAAAAAAATAAAAAACAAACTATGTGAATTAGTATGTAAGGTATTTGGTATTACT